TGGTGGTGCAGACGATAACATCAAGTGTTGATTTTGTAACTGGATCTACGAGATTTGGATCATTAAGTTCTAATACGCATGTAATCACTGGTTCAATGTTTGTAACTGGCGCTTTTTATGTTACTACAGGTAGTGTAGGGATTGGAACAATAAGCCCAAGTGGTAAATTACACGTAGTAGGCTCTGGCAACTATGATGGAGTATTATTTGTAAGTTCTACTGGAACAAATACTCCCTCGGTAGAATTAGGAGTAGATGCAATTTCAGCAGCAGATGGATATGTAGGTACTTCAAATAACTGGCCATTTTATATAAGAACAAATGATGCTAATAGAATAGCTGTAACTACTGCAGGTGATATAGGTATTGGTACAAATAGCCCTGCTTATAAATTAGATGTATATGCAGCAAGTGGATACACAGCAAGATTTAATGGTGCAACTTATGGTGGATTAATATTAGCAAGTGGTAGCACTGCTAATACTTATTTTGTAGGTGAATCTGCATTACTTTCAATAGAGCATACAACTGCAATAAATCTAAGAACTAATAACGCAGATAGAGTTCGTATTACAAGTGCTGGTTATGTTGGTATAGATGCTACTACTCCATATGCAAAATTACATATAGGTACCGCCTCAAATAATGAAAATAATATATTTTTTACAAGAAATACTTCAACCGCAAATGTAATAATGGGTGGATTAAGATCATCACTTGGACCATATTGGGGTGATGCAACATCAACTTCTTTATCTGAGATAAATTTAGAAACCGATAGTCCATATTATAGGGGTGCAATAAGTTTTAGAACTAATAATTCGGATGCAACTGCAAATAGAGCAGTAGAAAGAATGCGTATTAGAAGTAATGGATTTGTTGGCATTAATGTAGCACCAATTTATCAATTTCACGTTAAAGCTAATACTGATAATGATTGGATTTGTTCTTTTGAAAGTGGTACAACTAGTTTACCTATTTATGGAATTTTAAGTAATATTGCTGCAGCACCAAATAATGCAAGTTCATATTTTTTATATTTTGCAGATACTGCTTCTCAAAGAATGTCTGTTCGTTCTAATGGTGGTATTTATAATTTCTCAGCTAATGATTCTAACTTATCTGATATAAGAACTAAGAAAGATATTTTTCCTTTAGAATCATATTGGAATAAATTTAAGGCGATTGAAATTGTTAAGTTTAAGTATAAAGATCAAACTCACGATGATTATAATATTGGTGTAATTGCTCAACAAGTTGAAGAAATTGCTCCTGAATTTGTTGATACTGATTATTGGGATGATCCCAAAAGTGAAGATAGGACTGAAATGAAATCTATATTTACTACAGATTTATATCATACTACAATTAAAGTACTACAAGAGGCAATGGCTAAAATAGAAACATTAGAAGCAGAAAACGATACACTAAAAGAAATATTACAACGTAATAATATACAATAATGGGTCAAGGTGTAACTTTAGTAAAACAGTTTGGTAACCCAACTTTTAATTCATTAACAGTAACAGGTCCTACTAATTTAAGTGGTAGTATTAATATTACTGGTTCAGTAAATTTTACTGGTTCTACAGTTAGTTTTAAAAATAATATTAGTTTAACTAATAGTACAAGTAATAGAATTACTTGGGGAACTGCAGGTGTAGCTACCCCAACATTCACATCATATAGCAATGGTGTTAAATTAGTTTTATATGATAACGTAGGTGCTTCATCCACTGGATATACAATTGGTATTGATAGTGGAACAATGTTTTATACTGTTGAGAGTACTTCATCACAATTTAAATGGTATGGAGGTACAACTTTAGCGGCAACATTAAGTGGTGCTGGTGCTTTTACAGCCGTTGGTAATGTTACAGCATTTTCAGATGCTAGAGTAAAAACTAATATTAAAACAATAGATAATGCTTTATTAAAAGTATTAGCTTTAAGAGGTGTTACCTATAATAGAACTGATTTAGAAGATAAATCCGAACAAATAGGTGTTATTGCTCAAGAAGTAAAAGAAATATTACCTCAAGTAGTGCAAGAAACTGATGGACGTTATAGTGTTGCCTACGGCAACATTGTAGGTGTACTTATTGAAGCAATAAAAGAACAACAAGCACAGATTGAAGAATTAAAATCTAGGTTATAATGGCTACCCCATCATCAGGAACAATATCAGTAGGTCAAATTGATACTGAATTTAAAATAACTAATTCACCTTATGGATTAGATATTTTAGGTATGGCTGCATTTTCAAAATATTCACCCCCATATTCTTTAAGTGATTTCTATAGCAAATCATTTGCCGCAGGAATAACAACAGGATTATTAATTTATATAGATGCTGCTCATCCAGATTCAGGAGGTGGTAGTACTTGGTATGATGTTAGTGGTAATGGTAATCATTATAGTGGGGGAGGAACTTTTGGTACAGGTGTTTATGGTGGTTATTATAGTTTTGGAGGTGGATCACATAAAAGTGGAAATGCTATTAATGTTGCATCAACTCATACAACAGAAATTTGGGTAAGACCTCAAGCAGGTCAAAGTATGTATAGTACTTTTTGTAATGGGTCTAGTAGATATGCTGGTTTAAGTGGTGTAGGATATGTTGTTATGCCTCTTAATCAAAACCCATATGCTGGAACAGGTATTGCTGTAGGTACTAATGGTGCTCAAATAATTGCTCATAGTGCTGATTATATTCCTATTTTAGCTACAGCAGGTTATTCATTTAGTACATCAACTTTTTATCAAGTTGTATCTGTTTGGAGTAGTAATGTTCCTTATTTATATATAAATGGTACACTATACGATAGTGGATGTGCTGCTGATAGGACAGCATACGCTTGGATGGGCAGAATTGGAGCAGCAGATTATGGTTATTATACTGGTGATATGTCAATGATGAGACACTGGAATAGAGCATTAAGTGGATCTGAAATAACAACGTTATACAATTTCACTAAAACTAGATACGGATTATAAAAACTTAAAATATAAAAAATGGGATTAAAAATTACAACACAAATAGGTACTGATAAAGGTATTACATCTGAGGCCTATGTAAGAATTTCTGATTATCAAATCAACAAATACGGATCAGCTAACTTTAGAATAGAAATATTCCAACAACAATCTGATTCAGTATCTCTCGCTACTATTCCTGTACCTATGTACGAAAAACTTGCTCATAATAGAGTAATTGGCGATGTATTAACTGTAGCGTTATTTGATAGTGATGGTAAACCAGACTTAACACCAGTGTTAAATACAACCGTGTTTACTTATGCATATGCTCAATTAAAAGCTAAATTAGTAGCTGCTTTTGGTGAGGAAAACGTAGTAGATTGCTAAAAATTTGGTTGTCTCCATTCTCTTGTATATATTTATATCAAACAAATAAAATAATAAATTATGTTAACATTCATTATCATTGCTGTTGCCATCGTTGTAGCAGTATTCGTTGCTATGAAAACTGGTAAAGTTGCAGATGCAAACAACAACAACATCCCTGACGCTATTGAAAAACCAATTGAAGAAGTTAAGGAAGTAGTTAAAGAAGCTATTGCAAAAGTATCTAAAGCTTCAGCAGCTCCAAAAGCTAAAAAAACAACTAAGAAGTAATTATGGAAAAAATCAGTTTAAAATTATTCGAATTCTATAACTTAGAGAGCGAATTAAACGGAGTTATGAATCAACAAACCGGCGAGAAAATTTCTGCTGGTTTATTAGCTGAAAAATTAAAGTTAACAACTAAATATTGGTTAACTGAATTAGCTAAGAAAGTAGCTGCCGAAAAAACTACAGTTGAAACTCTTAAAGAAGAGTTAATCAAAAAGCACGGCGAAACAGATGAAACTGGAAACATTAGTATCCCAATGTACATTGACATCGTTAAAGATGAAGATGATAAAATCATTGATGGTAAAAACAATCCAAAGTTCATTGAATTTCAAACAGAATTCAACGCATTACTACAAGAAGAAAAAGAATTAGAGTACAAACCAGTATTACTTAGTGAATTAGAAAACATTGAGTCAGATGGTAACTACCCTACATTCTTTAAATTGGTTGTAGCTGATGAACAAGCTTAGTGAAATATTTCAGGCGTGGGTAGCTGCGGCTAGCCCATCGCTTTCACAAAAGCTGTTAGCCGAACAACGTACTGCTGTCTGCGACACATGTCCTCACAAATTCTATGCAAAACCATTAGACATTTATGTGTGTGATTTATGTGGGTGTCCTTTAAGTAAAAAAGTATTTAGTCCTGCGGGACCTAACGCCTGCCCAGGCAAAAAATGGGAAAAATAAACGTTATGGCAAATTTAACTCCTGAAGAATTAGAATCAGTAAAAGAATTACAAAGTAAATACAATCAAACTGTGTTTGAAATTGGCGTTGCTGAAACGCAAATTTTAACATTGGAAAAGCAAATTAAAAAATTGCGCGAAGATAAAATAGTATTGCTTGGTGATTTAGATACAATTGAACAGAAAGAAACGGCACTAGCCTCTACATTGCAATCTAAATATGGCAATGGCGCTATCAATCCTGAAAATGGAGAAATAACAACAACTGAGTAAGGTTCGCGGTCTATGGTTGTTTTTGGATATTTATTATTAGGTCAATCCTAATAAAATTTCAAAAATAACATAAAAAATGAGCGAAAAAATCATTTCTCCTGGTGTATTCCAGAATGAATCAGATCAAAGTTTAGTACAAGCTGGTATTCAAGGTACTGCGACTGCTATTGTAGGTCCTACAGTATTGGGTCAACCTTTAGTTCCAACTTACGTAACTTCATACTCTGAATTCCAATCAAAATTCGGTACTACCTTCAAAAGTGGTAGTTACTATTACGAGTACTTAACATCAATTACAGCCAGAGAGTTTTTCCAAAACGGTGGCCAAACGTTATTAGTAACTCGCGTTATCAGTGGTTCAGCAAATGTTAGCACTTATGCTTCTGCATCTGTTCTTAACTTTAGTAGTAGCTTACAAGCTACAGCTTCTGTATCATCATTCACTCTTGAGACATTAGCTTGGGGTGATCAAATGAACAATACATCAAGTTTATCTGGTGGTGCTTTAGCAAGTGGTAGTTCATTGAACGTACGTTGGGAAATTACTAACGTAAACACAGGTAGTGGTACATTTAACCTAGCAATTCGCAGAGGTGATGATAACACAACTAATCCAAACTACATTGAAACTTGGCCTAATTTAACATTAGACCCAGCTTTACCTAACTACATCTCTAGAGTAATTGGTGATCAAAAACCAGTTTACACATTAGATAGTAGCAACCAACCTTATATCAACTTACAAGGTTCATTCCCTAATGCTTCTCAATATGTTCGTGTTGCATCAGTAGCTACTCCACAAGTAGATTCTATTGATAATAATGGTGCTTACAAAGCTTCAATTTACGGTTTATTATTACCTGCAACAGGTAGTGGTTCAATAGGTGGTGCTTTCCAAGGTGGAAAACCAGCTACAACTACAACTCAATTAATGAACGAAAGTATCACAGCTACAAACATGGAAGGATATTCAGTAGCTGATTACAATACAGCAAAAGCTTTATTAACAAATAAAGATGAATATCAATTCAACGTATTATTAGCCCCAGCTGTAGGTTTAGATAGCGCCGCTGCTACAACATTAATTTCAGTTGCTGAAAATAGAGGTGATGCATTTGCTCCTATCCATACTGGTATCTATGGTACTACAATTGTAACAGCAACACAAACAGCTGCTGGTCAATCAAGTAACTACGCTGCTACTTATTTCCCTTGGGTTCAATTATATAATTCTAACTTAGGTAAGAATGTATGGGCTACTCCAACAACAGTAATGGGTGGTGTTTTAGCATTTAACGACCAAGTAGGTGCTGAATGGTTCGCTCCAGCAGGTTTAAACCGCGGTGGTGTTCCATCAGTATTAAGAGCTGAAAGAAAATTATCTCAAGCAGATCGTGATACATTGTACAGTGCAAATGTTAACCCATTAGCTACATTCCCTGGAGAAGGTGTTGTAGTATTTGGTCAAAAGACATTACAACGTAGAGCTACATCATTAGATAGAGTTAACGTTCGTCGTTTATTAATTTCATTAAAAGACTTTATCGGTCAAGTGGGTAACAACTTAGTATTTGAACAAAATACAAACGCAACAAGAAACAGATTCTTAGCTCAAGTTAGCCCTTACTTAGAATCAGTAGTACAAAGACAAGGTTTATACGCTTACAAAGTAGTAATGGATGATACAAATAATACTCCAGATGTAATCGATAGAAACCAATTAGTAGGTCAAATATATATTCAACCAACTAAAACTGCTGAATTTATTATCTTGAACTTTAACGTATTACCAACAGGCGCTACATTCCCTGCATAGGGGGATGTGGTTCCAATATTTATTAATAGCAATTAAAATTTAACATAAAATGGCAGTATTAGACGCTAACGAAATAATGTTTACCGCTTTTGAACCAAAAGTTCAGAATCGTTTCATTATGTACATAGATGGTATCCCAGCATACTTAATCAAGAGTGCAACAGCACCTGGATTCGAAGCAGGAGAAATCATATTAGATCATATCAACGTTTACCGTAAAGTAAAAGGTAAAGTTCGTTGGAATGACATGACTTTAGGATTATACGATCCTGTAACTCCATCTGGTGCGCA